TTGAAGTCTGTTGTAGACATATACAACAAGACTGCAACTGAGAACAGTAAGGCCAAGATGTTCCGCGTCTGCAGTTTCTGCCAGACGCGCGCCATCGGGCTCGCTGATCAAAAGATGGTGAAATCGACGATAAAAGAGTTTATCGCCGAGGTCACCGTCAAGAAAGAATTTAACCCGAGTCCTCTCCTCCTCACATGTGTGGATGAGGTGACTCGGGAAATTGCAACAAATGCTGACGGTGTCTCAAGCCATTTTAGAATGAGCATGAGCACCGGTGCATGCACCGAAAATCCGAAGAAGTTAGAGGGCAAATTCGGATTCCTCAAACAAAAGTTTGAGGAATGCGAGTATGAGACTCTTCCACCATTTGGGCCGGACAACCCGGGAGGACAGATCGGGAATCAGTCCTTCCAGGTTGCAAGGCAAAAAATAAAGTACGGAACCGCAGACATTTACAAAGTGAATGTCTCCGGAATCCGTGAAAACGGAAAGTGCCGGGTTGTCACGAGCGGATCCTTTTACAAGGATGCGTTCCTGCAACCCTTCAGTCACATGACGATTGAGGCCGTAAAGTGTATCAGCGTACTCGCTGATTCACTCCAGGCCGGAAGACTCGGTTACACGTTTTTGAACAAGATAAACCATCTTGATCCGAAACGTGGAGCCATCCTTTTTGAAGACGAGGTTAGTGTGATGTCCTTCGACTGGACGAAGGCAACAGACAAACCTCCTCACGCATCAGCACATCTTACGATGGGCTCATTGCTGCGCGCAATGAACCTACCGCAAGATATCCTCAATGACATTTTCGCGATTTGGCCAGGTCGGAAAGACCTGTACCTTAACGGAAAATTTGTTGGAGTCCAAGAGAACGGCATCCCCATGGGGGATCCGCTCACGAAGACAAACATTTCACTCGCCCACCCTATCTGCGAAAGGTACGCAGACAAGGTGGTCGGGGAGAAAGTTCCAGGTGATGGGGCCGGAAATGGTGATGACGGTGTTCATCCCAAATCCGGCCCTAATCGTTTTAAATGGTTTGAGGCGTTCCTCGACTGTGCCGCACAGTTGGGGTACGAACTCTCCACACTTGACCACTTCATAACAAGTGACTGGTTCACTTATTGTGAAGAGGTCGGACGAATTCCAATCGATCGATTTAACACGTGTGCAAACGCAACACGTCTTAAAGAAGATCGACTCTCACCGTATTTGGACTTCCCGAAGTTTCGATTGGTAATCGATACTCGGAAAGACCGAAAAGACTACTCCTCAGACGTAAAGGGTAAGTATACCCTTTTCGGAAAGGACTCAGATTACGCATACAATGGAAAACAAGTGGCAACGACCCACTTGTTTAACATTGCAAGCGCATGTCAAGACGTTTGTCTTGGTTTGAAGTACGAGAAACAACCCGTCTACATTCCAAGACAAATCTACAGCATTGGCAAACTGCCCGGCTCATGGAACCCCAAGAGCTGGGCAAATGCCATAATGTCACAAAAGCGAAAACCCCGAGAATTGTGCTACACAATCCTCAGGGAAGTCGCTGGAATTACGAAACCTCTTCTGACAAAACTCAAAGGAGTTATGTCAAGAGAGACACACTTTGAATCGGAAAAGTATGTTGAGATCAGACAGATCCCAGCAAACCATCCGATAAGAAA